CAGACTCGCCTTGGTGAGTCTTTTGAATGCCAAATAATTATCATTAAATAAAGAAACTCCGTAATCTACGGAGTTGGATAGAAGTAGTCAATGTTCTTAATAACCCATCTGTCACCGGACATTTTCTCCTCATTAGGAGGATGATTACTAAAAACAAATAAATGAGGAGGATTACCACACACCATTCCACCTTCGTATTTACCGGAATAAAAGTACATATCTTTAATGTTTTCGATGCCTTCATAGGATAGGTAAGTAGAATCAAAAGAACGAGGAATTGGAATGCACACCAATTCAGGAGTGGTTCCCTTGTTTTTAACGTAATCAATAACACCATTCCGCATATCTGCTGCTTTACCAGACAAAGCAATAGCACTATGTTTAACGGAAAGGTACTTACAGAAAGAGGTCTTTCCAACTTTACCTGCTTCAGACCAATACCAATAGATTGTTCTGTCATCAGGTTCTGTTTCTATAATTTTAATTATTTCTTTTTGCCACCAATAAGTGGGATCAATAACTTTAACAGGTTTTGGATAACCAATAATTAGGAAAGGAGTCGTTTCTTTAGAAATGTAAGTCAATTGGTCATCGTCACTGCCTTTGGCAGGTTTCCAATGAATCCAGTTACAGATCTCTTTAAAATGAGATAAAGGTCTACATTTAACTTTAAATTTTATAAAACCCTGCAAATGGGGTGTTTCATCTTCTTCTCCATTTTCGTGAGCAACGAGTGCTTTTTGAGCGACATCGTTAATCTTGGAACAAATGGAACTAAATTGCTCATCAGTTAAAGATCTACCATCTTTTAACTGCTTATGACAAGTAAAAACCCAACGTTTAGCGGGGGAAGACTGAGGTTTATTATTACCCTCAGTCTTGGAACTATTAGAACTATTGTCACTCATTATAATAGTAGTAGAGAAATTATCTTTAAGTCCTTTTTTTACTAAATGTTTAGGAAAGTGCGTCAAGGATCGCAGAATTATTTTCTAATGTTATAATATAAATGGGTATCTATGCAAAGTCTACGAGAAATCGCAAGTTTTTTAAGCGCCGTCCTAAAAAAGGGGGTCGCCGTGTTCGTTCTGGTTTCGCTACCAAGCGTGACCTCCTCTTGTTGTCAAAACAAATCACAAACACCAGAGAAATAAAACAGGCATTCACGAGTCAAACCTTCACTTTTGGAAGTCATAACGCAGCAAATGAAGGAATAGGTGGCACCTACGCCACGAAAAGTTTAGCAATTGATGGTAATGTTGGAAGCATCGGGATTCCTTTAGGAAATCGATCCAACCAAAGAATAGGAAATGACATTCGCATTAAGAAAGTAATGTTAAAAATGAATTTCATAGGGGAAGGGGTTTCAGCAGACAACCCAATCCCAAAACCACAAATTCTCAAACTCTATTTCGGTTATAGTAAACCAGAAGTTGGACGAAGTCGACAAAGTTTACCAGTCACAGCAGACGCATTTTTCAAATTCGGAGGCGCAGGATTGACTCCTTCAGGAGATGTTGGAGATTTAAATCGAGACATTAACACAGATTTGTACACGATAGTGAAGAAATCCCGAAATATGAAATTAGGTAATTCTGCCTATTATCAATCCAACACAAATGTTCAGGATTGGAACAATAACGATTTTTCTATGTTTAAAACCTACTCAGCAGATTTAACAAAATTCTACATCAAAAACCAGAAGTTCTATGCTTTAGATAGTGGTTCTACTAATCGTGGTCTATTTATGTATGTCACCTGTGTCCCTTGTGATGGAACTACATCAACAAATTTCACGACAACTTGTACTTATGAACTATGTATCTCCTACACAGATTCTTAATTTAGCGAGGAAAAAGGCGAGACCGCAGCGGCAGCGAGGACCGAGGCAACAAGCGCAGCGCGTTAGAGACAACCGAAGGGCGTCAGCACAAAATAAAATTTACTTTTTAGATAAGCATTTATTAATTTAATCATAATTATTATTCGGAAGACACACTCTACCAGACTCGCCTTGGTGAGTCTTTTGAATGCCAAATAATTATCATTAAATAAAGAAACTCCGTAATCTACGGAGTTGGATAGAAGTAGTCAATGTTCTTA